GTGGATAACTAAATTTTGGAAGTATGGACTAATGGCTTTTGGTATACTTGGATTAGCATATTATGGTTATTCACGTAGTACTAAAAGTGGACTACCGGAACCAGTAACACCGGATCCTTATGTGCCTCAGACTGTATATGATGGAAGATCGTTAGAAAATAAAGCACGAGCTAGACTTCTAAGTAGTACTAAAATTAGAGGTTTTGTAACAAATCCGCAAAGTGCTAATAGTAAGAAACAACCGCAAATGGCAACTGGCGGTGATGGTTTGAGGTTAATCCAGCGAAATACTGGAACCATTAGTTACATGAATGATTTACAGAAGATTAGTCATGCCAATCTTCTCGCATTGTGTGGAACAAAAATTTTGATTCCTGGTCATATGCTTGAAGAGATGTGTATGCTGTATGATGAAAATGAGGATTTTGCTTTTACCATCAATATAGCAAAACGAGGTGAATTAGTGATTAATTTCTCTGAGTGTAAATTTGTTTATGATAATGATAAGAATTCTTTGGCAATTTTGATTCTGCCTAAAACAGTTCCAAGTTTTAGAGATATTCGAGTTCACATTGCAACTGTTAAAGATCATGAAACAATAGCTCCAGGTGAATGTAGTGTTGTAAAATCAATTAATGGAGTTTCAACTGTTATTCCTGTGCAAGTGGGAATAGCATCTGATATTTTAGTGAACAAGAGTAGAGTTTCAGAAGAATTTTTACTACCTGCGTGTTATCGCTATCCAGTGTCTGGAGAGGGTATGTGTGGGTCAGTATTATTCCGAGAGAAACCATCTTTTAAGATTCTGGGATTGCATATGGCTGGAAGTAAGACACAGGAAGGATTTGCTGAACCAATTTTTAAAGAGTATTTTGATGTTTTTGAGAAGGAACCGAAGTTGTATGAGCCACAATTTGGTATTGATGAAAAGGAAAGTATGGTCAATTTAGATGGTCTGTTTGCTCCAATAGGATGCATTCCAAGAGAATTGACCATAAGGATTTCTCCAAAGACTCAATTTGAGAAGACTCTTATGCATGGACAATTGAGACCTGTCCTTAAGGAACCAGCAATTCTTTCCCAACGAGATCCAAGAGCTAAGAATTTTGAGAAAACACCATTATCCTATGGAGTGTCAAAACATGGAAATCCACCTATTCCATTTAAAACTAGAGTGTTGGAAAGAGCTAAGGAAGATTTTGAAGAGAAGATATTAGCTGTAGTGAAACCAATTCTTGTTGGCAATCAAATCAAGGATACTTTGAGTGATCAACAGATTTTTGGTGGAATACCCGGAATGGATGAATGTAAGAGATTAGAACTTCATACATCTGAAGGATATCCCCTTCAACTTGAACGTCCAAGCAATGGGCACAATAAGTCTTGGTTGTTTAAGTTTACTCAAACAGAAGAGGGAAATATATTACATGATATTCATCCATTATTGAAAGATATGCATGAATTGCATATGGAAGTTAGAAAGAAAGGCGATATTCCTACTACAATTTTTGTTGATACACTTAAAGATGAGTTATTGAAGCCAGAAAAGTTAAGACCAGGAGGTACTAGAGTGTTCAGCGTTTGTCCTATCGAATATACTTGGGCTATAAAGAAATATTTTGGTTGGTTTCAAGCTGCTTATATACATTCTCGTATTAAAGCAGAGACCGCAATTGGAATTAATCCGGATTCTTCTGAGTGGGCTATGTTGTTTCGATATATGAATGAAGTTGAAAATGCTGATGAACAAGGAAAACCACAATATGTTACAGGAGATTATTCAGCATTTGGTGATTGTTTACAAACGCAATGTATTGATGCTGCCTTCGAAATTATGATTGCTTGGTATAAAAAGTATTTCAATATAGATGAAGAAGGCGTGCGGATAAGACGTGCGTTATGTACTGAGTTAATAAATTCTATCCATTTAGCTCAGAATTTGCTGTATAAACAGTATTGTGGAATACCTTCTGGATTTGCATTGACTGTTGAGATTAACTCTATAGTTAATTGTTTGTATATGAGATGTGCTTGGCTTGAAATAACTAAACGACCGATGGCTGAATTTGGAAGAGATGTTCGCTTGGTGACTTATGGCGACGATAATTTTATGAAAATTGCTCAGAATATCGGAAAGCAGTTTAATTTTGCATCAATTCAGCAATATTTAGCATCATACAATATTGCTTTTACACCAGCAAGTAAAGATACTGCGGATAAGAGACCTTTTATTCCGATTGAAGAAGTGTCTTTTTTGAAAAGAGGATTTACGCTACATCCACGTAGAAAATATGAAATGCTTGCTCCTCTTCCAGAAAGTTCAATAACAGAAATGTTAAATTGGACAAGATTTAATCTATCTAAAACACCTGAAGATAGATTATTAGAAAATTGTCGTGGCTCTCTTTTGAATGCTTATGGCAAAGGGCCTATCTATTATTCTCATTTAAGAAAACAATTAATAGATTGGTGGGCTAATCGAGGCCTACATTTTAGGTGTGAAACTTGGAGTGAAAGAGATAATATTATTTTTAATTAGTTTGTCTTTGTTTTCATTATTTATTTTGAAATCATAATGATTTCTTTTTTATATTGTGTTTTTATTCGAATTATTTTTAAATTTATCTCCAACACCTATTTTTGAATTATTTTATTTAATTTGTTGATTTTTATTATAATTATTATTTTTAATTTGATTTTTACTTTTGTAGTTTTTAAGCTTTTACTATGAAGTTTTTATTTTATTATTTATTTTATTTTTAATCAAGAATTTTAAATCCAAGGATTTTCTGCATTTGCTTTTCCTTGGTAAAACAAAATAAAAATTACAAAATAAACCAGACTTGAATTTAAGGACTTCGTCAACCCTTATTTTCTATGTTTTTGGTTCAAAGTCCATTTGGATTTGCAAAAATAGTATAAAATAATTTGTTTTTGTTGCC